CTAATGAATCAAAAGCCACTATGTTTGCTAGTCCTACTTTTACAGGAACTGTATCAGGGGTTACTGCTATACATGTTGGGTTAGGCAATGTAACTAATGAATCAAAATCCACTATGTTTGCTGACCCTACTTTTACAGGAACTGTATCAGGGGTTACTGCTACACATGTTGGATTAGGCAATGTAACTAATGAATCAAAAGCCACTATGTTTACTGCGCCAGATTTTACTGGCAACTCTACAGCAACAACACAATCATCTGATAATAGTTCAAATAGAATTGCTACCACTGGATTTGTAAAAAATAATATTAGCAATTTAATCAATGGAGCACCTGGTGTATTAGACACTCTTAATGAATTAGCATCTGCGTTAGATAATTCCGCTAATTTTGCTAGTAACATAACTAATAGATTAACTACTATTGAAACTTCTAAACAAGGAACGATTGATTCTAGTAATAGACTTAATGCCAATCTCATCCATGATGGTAGTGTTGATAATACTGAATTTGGATATTTAAATGGAGTGACTAGCAGTATTCAAACACAATTAGATTCTAAACATTCAACCATTGATTCTAGTAATAGACTTAATGCCAATCTCATCCATGATGGTAGTGTTGATAATACTGAATTAGGATATTTAAATGGCGTCACTAGTAGCATCCAGACACAATTAGATTCTAAACATTCCACTATCGATTCTAGTAATAGACTTAATGCCAATCTCATCCATGATGGTAGTGTTGATAATACTGAATTTGGATATTTAAATGGAGTGACTAGCAGTATTCAAACACAATTTGATTCAAAACAAGCAACCATTTCTACTTCAACTAACTTAACAACTGGAGATATTAGCGGAGCCGACGCTAGTTTTAATAAGGTTGAATTTTCAGGAGGCATCTTAAAAGGACATATCATCCCTGATATTTCAAATGTATATGATATTGGTTCTGCTACCCATCCCATACGTGAATTGTTCTTAGGTCCTAGTTCTCTTTACATTGATGGTAAAAAAGTTATTGAAAGCGATGCTGATACTATTAATATTACAACTGATAACAATCAAAATCTTACTGTTAAAACTACAGGAAGTGGATTATTGAAATTTGAATCTGCTGGTAACGGAATTAGTATGAATACCAGCAGTAGCGGAGATATCACTCTCGCACCAGATGGCAGTATAAAATTAAATAGTAATATACAAATTGCTAATGGTGTTGAAATACAAAATCCAAATGGAGATGATATCAACTTTATTGATAATATTACTGTAAGTTCCGGTAAAAAGTTTATTGGAGACGGTAGTTTCAATACTATAACTCTTGCTGGAACTAGTTTAGAAACTACACTCAATTCTAAACAAGCAACTATTGATTCTAGTAATAGACTTAACGCAAACCTCATTCATGATGGTAATGTGGATAATACTGAATTTGGATATTTAAATGGTGTCACTAGTAGTATCCAAACTCAATTAGATTCTAAACATTCCACTATCGATTCTAGTAATAGACTTAATGCTAATCTAATTAATGATGGTAGTGTTGATAATACTGAATTTGGATATTTAAATGGTGTCACTAGTAGCATTCAAACACAATTAGATTCTAAACAATCTACCATCTCTATTTCTACTGATTTATCTATCAATGATATCAAAGCCGTAGATGTTAGTGCTGGGGCTTTCTTTGGTCCTTTATATGGCAATGTTACTGGAACTATTCAAACGGCTTCTCAGTCTAATATAACATCAGTTGGAACATTGACAGGATTATCTGTTAATGGTAATGTTTTAACTAATAATATTAAATACTATTCGGGAAGTAGTGTCACCATAAAAGATAGTAATTTAGTTATTGAAGGAAATGCCACTATTAGCGGTTCAGGAAATAAATTCATTGGAGATATTCAGGGAGATGTAACTGGAGATTTAACCGGAACTATACAAACTGCTTCTCAAACTAATATAACAAGTATTGGAACATTAGGGTCTCTTCAGGTTGATAATATTAATATTGATGGAAATACTATATCTACTGATGCTGGCACTAATTTAACTATTAAACCATTATCTGGACATGATGTTATATTGGATGCTAGTCATGTTGGTATTGGAACTAACAATCCTCAAACTGAGTTACATATTGTATCTCATTCTACACCTGAACTTAGATTACAATCACTAAGTGCTGAATGTGATATGTGGATCACTAGTTTTAATGAGTCATCTAATCGATTATGGATTATTAATATGGGAGATAGAAGTAATGCAAATGCTTTTAGAATATACAGTCAGGCTATTGGAAGTTATGTTTTTAATATGACAACATCAGGAAATCTTGGATTGAATGTTAATCCCAGTTGTAAATTTCATATTGTAAATGATATTAGCAGTAGTGTAAGTGCTGATACATTTAATCTTACTACTAGATTTGAAACAAATGGATATGATTTAGCAAACAGTAATGCTTTAAAAGGTATAGATATCGGTTCATATAATACTGTCCCTGCTATAAGGGGGACTGGAACTAATACATCATATAATTTAGTTATAAATCCAGGGATGCCAAATCTCGTATCAGGATATGTTGGTATTGGAACTGGATTACCGAGACATAAATTACATATTGCTGGAAATGCAGAAGTGTTTGCATTAGAAGGTTCTGATCATGCTTATATGTCATTTTATCCAGATGGATATTCAGGAGGAAGAAAAGGATATTTTGGTTATCCGGGAGCTACTGCAGAATATATTGCTTTAAATACAGAAGATAGTTCACGGCATTTAGTTTTACAAACAGATGGAAGTCAAGGTAATGTTGGAATTGGACTTACTAACCCATCTCGCAAATTACACGTTGTTATGAATAACTCAAATCCTATTGCTAAATTTGAAAGAACTGATGAATCAGTGTATGTTCAAATTAGCGGTCATAGTCAAAGAGGAGTTATCGCATCAAGCGAAGACTTATTTTTATCTGCTGGAAATCCGACAGCAACTAGTGATATATCTCATGTTGTTATAAAAAAGACTACTGGTAATGTTGGTATAGGACTTATTAATCCCACTTCCAAATTAGATATCAGTGGAACTGTCAGAATTCAAGGTAATGATGGAAATGGAACCAGAAGTTCTATTGAAGTAGATCAAAGTGCTAATTTATTACTTTATACTAACAATACTGCTTCAACACTATATAATAGTAATAATGTAACTAATCGTGGAGGAGGTATATATGGACACGAAAAAAAATCCCAGAATCCAAATAGAATTATTTATTCATTAGATATGGGGGGAGATACTTATGGAGTATTGAAATTATATGACACTTATGGTTCAAATATATCTAGCACTGTGCCTTCTGTATTAATTACTGGAGATACTGAAGATGGACAACATACATATTTTAATGGTTCGGGCAACGTCGGCATTGGCACTACTAATCCATTGGCAAATTTAGATATTAGCGGTAGATTACATGTTGTAAAACATTTTACAGACAGCGGAGGAGATAATAATGCTGTTCCAAATACTGGGTTTGGTGATAGCACTACTGCTGTTTTTGGATATGGCGATAGGTCTAGTAATTATTATGGTATTGCTATGGGAACATTTCAATCAAGTGGAACTTCATGGATACAGGCTAAGAGATTTTATCATACTACTTCAAGTGCAGAAGATGATAAATTTAATTTACTTTTACAACCATCTGGTGGCAACGTCGGCATTGGCACTACTAATCCGGCTACATTATTAGATATTTACAAAGATATAAATGATTCGCATACAACTATACCAGGAAATACAGGGGTTACTTCACTCCCGAATACAACTTCACTCTTTATAGGAGAAACTCACAATTATTGGGGAATAGCAATGGGAACTGTATGGACTGGAGGAGCTTCTTATATACAAACAACAGCGAACGGTGGCACTTCATATCCATTACTTTTACAACCATCTGGTGGCAACGTCGGCATTGGAACTACTAATCCCGGAAGAAAATTACATGTTATGGGAAATATAAGAACAGAAATTGCTACCGATACTGATAATTTTATTGAATTAAAATCAAATAGTAAAAATGCTTATCTATTAAATAGAAATGGACAATTAAAATTAAGAACTGAAAATTCAAATCATTTATTATTAAATGATACAGGTGGAGGTAACGTTGGTATTGGCACTGCTACTCCAAGAACAAGATTACATGTTTATGATGGAACATCAATGAATGAAACTAGTGCTGACGCATATGTAAATGGTTCTAGTGGATTTATATATAGAGGTGATGATGGAACTGATGTAGAATGGGCTAGTGGGAATACTACATTTTCAATAATAGCACAATTTGATATTGCTTGTTATAGATTAGTTTCTTTTAGTGACAGAAGAATAAAAAAAGAAATCAGAGACGTCCCCGATAATTTATCACTTCAAACTTTAAGAGATATAAGTTGTGTTTATTATAAATACAAAGACCATATTAAAAAAGGAAATCGAGACACTATTGG